TGAAACTATAGTATTATAAACCACTCCGCCTGTAATAGTTGAGACTATATCTCCAACCGCTACTCCTGCTGCAATAAAGTCTGCTGTAGTATCAGCTACAGACACACCACCACCATTGGTTGAAGTTGTAATGCCTGCCGCTAACTCTTTTGTATATACCATCATCTTATTAATTAAGTAATAATCAGATGGCAGCGTATACAAATTAGTTTGTATATCACCCAGCTGTGTTGTTGCAGAGTTTAATAAAGGTGTGTTTACATAAAAAGTATCAATAACTTCTGCTAAACCTTTTGTTATATCTGCGTAACCAGTGCCAGAAGTCCTTTGGTTTTCTTTTATTAATTGATTATTGTATTGATAAAAATAATCTTCAAACATATCCATTTGTGCTTGAGCAGCATAAAGATTAAAATCTGATGGTGATATATATCCGTAATTATTTTTATTGGCTATTGCTAATACAGTATTTCGTACTTCATTTATAGGCATAATTAATTCTTTTTACAAAGATAGCAAAAAAAAAGAGGCTACTTTTTTTTGTAGCCTCTTAAGGTATTGGTTAGTTAATTTGCTTATTAGGCATTAACAATACTTGTAACAGCTTTTGGTAATAAAACCTCAAAGTAAGGTTTTTGCCAAGATGTAGCTAATGCTACTTCCATATTATCTAATATAGAATTGTAAACATCATGACCTACTTGAGCCGCTGTTGTTACTGTAGTAGTAGTTCCATCAACATAATCAATTGTAACTGCTGTTGCTGTTGCTGTTGCTGTAGCAATAGCTTTGACTCCGTCAAGACTGATTAATTGACCAGTAATAGGAGCATTCGAAATTTTAAGAAATTTTGCCATTTTATAAAAAGTTTTTAATGGGTTAATAAAGTACAAAGATAGTAAAAAAAAAGCCACCTAATTAGGTGACTTTCTCTTTCTGGTTAGTTAGTTTTATTTTAATTTATTTTTTAATAGTTTATAAACTTCTAAACCATCATCGCTTTTCATAAAAGATGCTACAATAAAGTTTTTATCTTCTCCAAAAGGAACTGTTAGCATTTTCTTTTTATTGTTTGGAAGATTGTAATATACATCCTTTCCATTATTTCTTAAAGTTAAAAAGGATAAATTAAAAAATTGGTAAACATCATCCATAAGCTCTAACATAGGATCGTTTACAGTATCTAAAAAGTCATGAGGATTATTTTTAGAATAAACTAATATGTCTCTTTTTAATTCAGCTGTTGTCATTTTTTCTACAGCGTTACCCATTAATACTCTGCATATTTGTGTAAGTTTAGAAATATCTTTAGTTATTTTTTTAGCTTCTATTTGAGCTTCCAACTCAAACTCAACCCACTCTAACTCAACAGCAGCATCACGTTCATGGTTTATTTCCTCAAACACATATCCATTACTTGGATGTAGTTCTAAAAATTTTTGCAAAACTTGATTTTCTTTTGAAACTGAAAGCATTCCATCTTCAAACACAATAGGTTCTAAGATAGCATTACCGTCCTGTTCATCTTCAAAAGGTGACTTTTGATTACGAGCATAACGTAAAGGTCTGTTATTTCCTTGTTCTTCGTCAAAATGTAATAAGGGTGATCTTTGTGAGTGTCTTGAAGACAACATGTAAGATAGAGGAGATTTATCTCCTTTTAATCGATAAGCTTTCGCTTTATACTGTTCTTTTTTTGGTTTCATTATAATATAATTTAATTTGATTTAAAAAAATAATTACCCTCGTCATTATAACGAGGGTAAATATTACTACTATTTACTATGAATCTTGAAATAGGAAGAAGTTGTTTGCACCTAAAGTACATACAGCTCTTTCACTCAAGAAGTTTACTTCCATTGCATCTAAGTCACTTGTTCTTGCTCCACCAGCTGAACCAGTAATCCAAGATTTGTAACGTCTGTCTTCGGTCTCTGAAGCTCTGTAACGAACGTGTAAGAAAGGACGCTTTGCGTTCTTGCCTAAAATTTGATCGTATACAGTTGTAGATCCAGCTGGAACTAAAAGTCCATTGACTTTACCTGCATTAAGACCACCTCTCATTGTAGGATCATTTAAGTATTTCCAGTCAGACTTGTAAAAGTCATATCCTCTACGGAATCCTGTGAAACCTAAGTTTAAAGCCATGTCTTTGTCATTGTCAAATAAACCGTAAGAAGTACCGCCTGCTCCGTAAGAGTTTTGTACTGCTAACATGTCATCAATGTCAAATGAAAACTGACGATCTACAAAAATAACATTCTCTTCAATAGATCCTTGCTTGTCAAGTCTTTGAATAATGTTGTCAAACTGAGCTAAAGTTGTTGGATTTCCTCCACCAAATACATTACCTCTTTGTCCAACTACATAGAAAATTCCTTCAGATCCAGACTCTCCTGCTACAGAAGCTCCTGCCGCTGTACCTTGTAAGTAGTCTCCTGCACCAGAACCTGCTGCTGCTGGTACTGCTTCAATCATTGCTGTTTCTAAGTAATCTTCAAAACGTAATCTTGTATCGTGTTCAGATTTTAAATACCATAAGTATCCAGATGCACCATTTTCAGATGTAACTTCTACCCATCCAATTTGAGCCATGTCAGAACCAGAAACAGAATATTTGTCTTTGATAATGATTGGTTTGTTTTGGAAGATAAAATCATCAGATTCTAAAGAACCTTGCATTCCGCTTACTCCTTTTGCAAATTCAGAACCATATACAAATATATCACAAGGTACAGCTCCTGCACCAGCTACACCATCCATTGCTTGACCTCCTCCTTCATAATAAGCAATTGTTACTTGGTTTGGATTAGCAGCTGTTGGAGCTACAGTAATAATACCTTTGTTCTGTAAAGTTGAACCTGGCGTGTTATCTGAGATCATTACAGTCTGTCCAGCTCTTAAAGCTGCTTGACTTGATGTTCCACCTAAAGCTGGGTTAAAGTTAGTAATGTTATTTGGAATAGTCCAAACACCATCATCAGCGCCTGCTGCTGCTGCAGATGTACAAGCTTGATATTTAGTGTGTAATCTTCCTTGTTCTGCCCATTTGATAAGGTCAGAATTAGAAGGCATTTCAGCACCTACCATTCTTAAGAATGAAGCTACTGTTCTATTTCCATAACGCTCAAATTCCTTTTCATAAGTATCAGGAAGATACTGATTCAAGAAGTCAAAGTTAGTTATGTAGTTTGTTGATAAAGGAGTTTGCTGCGCACTTGGCTGCAAGTCAAATCCTGGAGTTACATTTACTGCCATAATTTTGTTTTTTTATTAATTATTTTTTCTACTTTTAATTTTGAGTCCTCTTCCACTATCATTACTTACATTCATAGGTCTAATCGTGATTCCGTTTTTAGAAACCGATTGAGATTGTTGTCTTACATCCATATTTATGTTTTTAGATTTTCTTGAAACATTATCTACAGCTGCGGCAACACCCTGGTCATAAAAGTGTTTAGCAAATTTATCAGGATTCATAGCAACCGAAAAGGCTTTATGATATCCTACAGGATCGTTAATTAAACCATCTTTATCCATAAATTTGTTAACGAAATTGTTAACGTCAGATTGGACATTTTTTAGCTCTTGTGCGTCACCTGGTTTAAAAGAAATATTTTTATCACCAACTGAAAATTCAAAACCTTTGAACTCGTTGTTAAAAACCGACTCGGTTTTATCTAAGAAATAATTGTATCTCTTCCTATTTACTTCTTCAATACTTTTAGATTCCTCTATATACTTTTTATATGCATCTAAATCATCTTGCTGATCTTCGGACAATCCGCCCCCACTTGACTCAAGAGGAACTTTATATTTGTCTTTCTGTTCATTAAGAAATTTCTTTGCTTTAGAAAGTTCTCTTTTTTTAGCTAATTTTATTTTTCTAATATCTTTTTCATCATCTAAATCTTCATCATAAGAAAATTTGTCTGCAATAATATCTTGAATATCTTCTGAGTCTAAACCGTCTTCAGTAGATTCATAATAATTAGCAAGTATGGTGTCATCCTCCATGTTATCAATGTCTTTTTGTAATTTATAAAAGTCATCAATACCACGTCCAGTTTCTTGTTTATACTTTAAATACTTAGAAACATCTTCAGGTAGTTCCTCATTTAGTTCTTTTTCAGAAAATAGTTCGTCTACCGAAGATATGTCTTTATTATATCTTGTTTTAATATATGAAAGAATATCATCATCTTTTAACTCAGGCAATGATTGTTCTTCAATCTTAGTTTCATCAGTCGATTTTTCTTCGACAGGTGAATTTTGTTTTTCAGACAAATCTATCTTATCGATAGGTTTTTCTGTATTTTGTTCTTCAAATTGTTCAGCGTGTTCTTTTAATAAAGCTTCTTCAACTTGCGCTTTTGATTTTTCTTCGACATTTCCGTCTACTGCTTTTACTTTAAATTCCATTTGATTTTATTTTTAACAAAGCTAATACTTATTTATTTATTTTTTTTGGCTTGTTTTCTCTCTTTTTTCTTTCTCCTATAAGCCTTCATAGCCTCTCTTTTTGCCTTACCTTTCTTCCAAGAACCAGCTGCAAATCTTTCGGCTCTTTTTTTTGATTTAAACTCATAAACTTCGCCTGCCGCTAAAGCCTCATTAAAGCTTTGAGGTCTTGCCTTTTCTTTACCTTTGAATGTAATTGTAGGAGCTGCATAATGTTTTGTTACTTTTGCTCGTCCTCCGCCTAAAGTTTTTACACCAGTTCTTTTTGTTTCTCCTGTATATGTTGCCATTTTTACAGTGGCATTTCTACCTGACTTATTTCGTTCAAGATTTCTAAGGTGTTTTTTTCTTCTAAACTTTACTGTAGGCATATTATCTTGGGTTAAACTCAGCTAAATCAAAACCATCTAAACTATCTTCATTAGACTCAAAGTTTATAGCTGGTAAATCTCTTTTTTTCTGTTCAATCATTTTAGATGTTTGAGTAGACTGTTGACTTATTCTGTTATCTTTTGCTTTTTCCCTTTCAGATTCTCTCGTTTGTAAATTGGAAGCTTCCAAACCTTTTAATTGCATTTGCATTTCGAATTCAACTTGCATTAATTGTTGTTTTAATTCTGCTTCTCTTTGCAATTTTTGTATATCAAAACTAACCTCTGCTTCTTTCAAGGCCATCTTAGATTGTGTTTCAGCCTGCTGTGTCTGCATTGCCAACTGAGCTTGAGCTTGTTGCGCTTGCATTTGCATTTGCGCTTGCATTTGCTGTTGTTGCATTTGCTGCTGCTGTTCCCTATCTTGTTTAGCCTTTCTTTTTACCTTAAGCAATTGATTAGCCATTTTTATATTAGAAATCTCTCTAATATCTATTGCGTCTTCTAAACTTATATTTTCTTTAGACAGAGCCATTTGTATATTTTGCTCCAACATAGCTTTTTGTTCTTCATCAGGCATAAGATCTATAAATATTCCAAAGTCATGTAAATACAAGTTTTTAATATCATCTAATATTGATAAATTATATTTACCAATCTGCATAGCAAACTCATCTTTAAAATCCGCATACTCTAAAACATCTGCTGTTCTTATAGATAAACATTCAGCTAAAGTTTTTGTTATATATAAACTTGCATTTAAAATATGTCTTGTTGCTACATTTGAATTTAATGCAGCTAATTTTTGAACACCAACTAAAGAGTTAGGATCTGGACTTGATCCGTCACGAGCTTCATTTAAACCTGTTACAGACCTAATCATATCTAAGTAATGATTATAGTTACCGATAAGCATTTGCATTTTACTTGCACCGCTTGAAGAGGTTAATTGAGTGATTGGAACTTTTGCATTATTATATTCTCCATCTTGAGTATAACTTCTACCAATAACACTACCTGTTTGAAAGTAAAGTCTTAAAGCATCTTCTGGATTGTATGCGTTTCCTGTTCCTAAATCAACTTCATTTAAACCATCAGCATCAATAAAAACACCATCTGGAACAACTCTTGAAACAACTTGCTGAATTTTTAAATGACTTACTTGAATTAAGTCAGCAAATGGAATCATTCGTTTAACTAAAGACTCCAATTGTCCTTTATACATTTTTGGCGCACACGCCACATAGTTTGGCATAGCATATTGACTTGCTGATTTTGGTCTAACCATGTTTTCGCCCAACTTCCATTGAAGCATTATGTTAGTTCCCATAACCATTACACCGTCATACCAAACATCAATAGTTTTAGTTACTTTTTCAAAATCACCCTCATCCATCATTTCTTGAGGGGGATTAAATTGATCATCTTTTTCTACAACTTTATAAGTTCCATTAGAAGTTTTTTTCTTTTTATAAACAAAAGTGTGAGTAGTTTTATAATTAAAATACAACAATGTAGCTGTGTCTCTATGAAACATACTATTTTCATAAAACTGCTGTGAATTATAATAATCGTACCATGATTGACTATATTTAGAAATTTCTTTTAAGTCTTCATTAGTTAATGAAGGATCTATTTTTATTAATTCAGTTATTGGAACTGTTTTTATTTCACCCCAATAAAATGTATCTTTAAAATAAGGATCTTCAGTATAGCTGTAAACTACATTTGCAGGATCAACATACTCAACTCTTACGCCTTCTCCTGGAAGAAATATATGCTTTGCCATTCCAATACCTAACGTAGTAATGTCCATGTCAACTCTTTTTCTCGTGTCACTATAATGACTTTCTTGAAATAAAGTATCAATTGCTTCTTCTGTTGCAATTTCAATAGCAGGCTTATAATTCATTTGCATGAAAAGTTCTAACTCTGCGTCTGTTTCTGGTAAATCTTCTTCTTTTGTTTGAAACACATTTACACCAAAATCTGATTCTATTTGTTGTAGTAATGGTTTAGCGAGCATTTCGCCCTCAATCATTTCTTGATATTCATTTCTTTTTTCTGCTGACAAAGCATCTTGAGCAACAGCTTTTATTTTAAAAAGTCTATCATTCATTCCATTAACAACAATGTCAACAAATTTAGGAATAATAGGAACTGGTGTCCAGTCTAAATTTAAATAACTTAAATCACCATCTATAGCTAATTCGTTTTTATATTTAGCAACTGATTGTTCACCTCGAGCATAAAGTCTTAGTCTGTTAAAATCACCCCATTGTGAATAAAACCTACAAGATCCACTGTCTCTCCTAAACCATTCGTATTGTATTGCTTGCCCAACCTGTAGTCCAAACTCCATTGTGTCTTTTACAGAGTCAGAAACAAATTGGTCTGGAAATGCAGAGGCATTTACTTGTATCTTTACGTCTTTCATTTATTAAGTAATTGACTAACTGAATTCTTATTATTATATCTTGCAAAGTTAATGCTTATTTTCGATTTTTCTTTAGATGGTGTGTACAAGTGTTTTTGATTAGCCATTATAGCTAATCCTGAACTTATGGAAGCATCAAACTTAGTTCTGTTGTTAATATCAAACTTCGCCCAATCTTCTAATGTTCTTTGAAAATACATTACACCCATCTCGTCACTATCTCTATAACTTTGAATTAAATCTAAACCTACATGTTTTTCTATGTAAGATTCTATAGCAGAAGCGTGAGATTGTTTTACATCTTCACTTGAGTTAGGTATACCACCTAATTCTTTTTCTGTCTTTGATAATTTATTAAATCGTTTATCAGGCCTGTTCATACTAAACCCTCTATAACCTCTATTTTTTAAATGATATAACAAACGAGGTTTATTGTTTTCACACAATATTGGCATACCATAAAACACACAAGCCATTAGTACCTCTTCAAAAAATATTTCAGCAGTCTGAGGACGTGCGATATATTCTAAAAAAAACTCATTACTCGGAGCGTTATCCATATTAAATTTAGTCATACCATGTAAAGCACCGTTAGAACCTTTACCAACCACAACTCCTGAAATGTCATAAGAGTCACACCCAAATGAACCAATATGTTCGTTCCCTGGATATTTTCTACCGTTTTTTAATGTCACATTATTTTGCAACGACATTTCAGGTAACCAAGATACAAAAAATCTTCCTCTTTTATCTGGACTCCAAATAACTCTGGTATCTTTGATTCCGTTTTCCCAAGAAAATGATCCTTGAGTTATATTTTGGCCCATTATTAAAGAATCGTTATAATCAATTTGTTGGTATATTTTAGTTAAATTAAAAAGTGACTGTTTACTTTCATCTCTAAACGCATGTGACTCTGTTCTTGGAAACTGTCTGTAAAATTCATTTAAAGCATCTGGATCATTTGACAATGAATCAACTTCGTTCTGCCAATAATCTATAGCGCCTTGATGTATCATCTCACCATCAATTCCTAATACTGGACTTGATGGATTATTAAATACAGGCATTCCATATCTATCTATAAACCCTTCCATATTCCATTCCATTGGGATGAAAAGTGAATATAACCCACTTTTAGTTTGACCATTAGAGTTTCGTGATCCCACATTAGAATCGTTATATAATTTTTTAAAATTACCACCACCTTTTTCTAATGCATTAGATGTAGATCCCATCATACACTTGCCAACTATTTTACTACCCAAACGCAAACAAGTTTTTGTAACCCTCCAGTTATTTAAAATATTATCAGGACGCTCCCACTTACCACTTTCATCATGTAATAATAATCGAAGCTTCTCACCATCATAACTGTTGTCTCCTGTGTTTTTCCAATCAATAGTAGTATCTAACCCCTCAAGCTCCTGCTCTTCATTTAAATACATATTTTTTTTAGTAATTTTTGCAGCAGGGACTCTATAAGCTAATTCAGTTTTTGGCTTATCCATACCATCTTGTATAGGTTTAAAAAAGAATGGATAATTATTAGATATAGGAACAATTTTATCTGTAAACATTTTTTTTGCATCAGATCCTGTTTTAGAAAGTATACCTATACGAGCGTCCTTGGTAATTGTACCCATGTTTACTCCCTCGCATGATGCCATAAAAGAAAATCCAGAACGTCTGATTTTCAAGTAGTCCATTCCAAAACTTCTTTTATCTGCCTTACAGGCTTCCCAAAAAATATAAAATATTCTATTGGCTTCTCTAAAATCTGGAAATCCAACATCAATCTTAGTCCACTGTAAATACATGTAATGAGTTCCTGTAATATAAGTAGGAACTCCTTTATTCATAAACCAAAAACCTTCTTCTCTAAGATTAAATTCATTTTCAATATAATCTACCCACTCATTTTTAAAACTCGAAGGAGTGTCATGCCATTGAAATATAGATTTAATTCTTGTTAATTGTTTTGGTAGTATTTTAGGTTTCCAGTATTGATCTTCTTTTTTTTTAGATATTTTAAAAATGTCTTTAGGAGGTTTGGGAAGCGCAACAGTTAATCCACTAATATTAATAATGTCTTGAATTTGACCTGTTTTTGATATAACAACAAAATTATACTTTTCATTATAGCCATAAGTCCAAGTTTTTGCTTTGTTTTTTGTACTTAAAACATTTTTAGGAACTATATTTTTAAGCTCAGTGTATAGTTTATTTTGATCTTGATTCTGCAAATCCTTTTGGTGTATTATTTATTTTAGTATCAATTCCTTCTAATAAATCTTTTTCTTCTTGTATTTTTTTAATAATTTCAAAAGCATCCATAATACAAAGTTTTTTTGTAGCAGCTGCATTTTTTAACCTATCAGCAGCTAACTCGTCATCTTTATCATATTTTATTATATCTTCTTTTGCAACTTTTATAAGTTGTAATACAGCAGACTCACCAGCTTTTATAATCTCTTTTTTTATGTTTTTTATATCCATCTTTATTTCGATTATATTTATTTTTTGGTTTATCTGTTTTTTCAAAAAACTCTATGTTTTTTTTAGACCTATTTTTTCTGCTCATAATATTCCTTATTATAAGTGTGATGTCTGTAATTTACCAATATTTCATCATTTAACAATATCTTTTTTTCAGCAATTAAAATACAATTATTGTTTTCTCTAATATAATAAAATTTAGCGTTATTTAAATTAGAATGATTTGTATATCTTCCAGCTAAAGTTCTTGTTTTATTTAATTGACCATAACCAATGACATCTCCCTTCATAAATTCTTTATTAGCAAATATCCCTTTTCCTTCTACTTTAGATTCTAAAACTTTATAGTTTTTATTATTATCGTCTACAACTGGCCCTGCTAAATTTTCAAAATCTTTAGATTCTATATATTTATTTAAATCATCCACACAAATATTTAACTCATTGAGCATTTTTTGAAAATCATTCATTTTTTTTATTTAAAAAAGCAACATGAACCAATCTTGATTCATCATCTTTACCAAAGTTATTTAAAGTATTTCGTGAATGATTTACATTTGATGGAAATATAAAAACAGAATTGTATTTTGCTTTATATATTAATAAAGCATTATTATTATTATCATACAATGTTGTTCCATAACCACTTGGATAAACTTTATTTAAATACAGAATAGCGGTTAATTCACCCATCATTTCATCAGTATGAATATAGTTAGGTTCTATTTGGCCTAAAGGGGATTTGCGAACAAAATTTAAAACAACCTCATATTCAGGGATAGTTTTGGTGAGAAAATTATAAAATTCATCATTACCTTTTTGACAAACATTTTTAAATAAATTGTCTCCGTCAGGCAAATCATAAAAACCTTCTTTTAGTATTTTATTTACATAATCGTCAGGATTATAAATAATGTCTTCATAAAATTTAATCATAACACTACAGTTATATTTTTAGTAAACATCCTATAGAGTTTTTCGTCATCAACAATAAACTCATATTCTGACTCAGGCTCATATAAAACTTTATCTCCGACTTTAACACCTTTTTTTATTAACTCATCATTTATATATTTTACTATGCCTTGTAACGGTTCGTTTTTTGAATTTTTATTCAAGTAAGACTTTTGTGCTTTTAAAGGCTTTATAAAACAATATTTACTATATCCTTTCCAGTTCGATTCACCTTTACTTTTGTAAAGATAAAACTGATCAACATCGACAAAGAATAGGTCATCTTTAAAAAAGCTTTTACCACTCTTTCTGCGACCGTACATGTCGTTATAAAACTTAAAAACATTATGATGTACTAAAAGTATGTCACCTTCTTTTATAAGGCCTGTGTAATTGATGGGAGTTGCTATGACAATAGCAAATCGATTTGAAGATTTGTGATCTTCTTCAGAAGTACTGGTAATAAATTCTATATCACCATAGGATTTAACATTGTCATACCTTCTATTGTTATAAGGTTTAACAATAAACGAGTAAGGAGATTTCATTAAAAATTTATGTTATATTCTAAAGATATAGGCATTGTACACTTAAATTCTTTCCAAAGCAAAACTTCATCCTGCTTCATAATCCAAATTTTATAAGACTTAGCTTCAATATCATGCTGTATAAGATGTATTCCATAACTTCCACCTAAAACATCTTGACCTACTATATAATGCATAGCGCCAGATTTATAATCTGCTCCGATTGAAATTTTTCTTATGTCCATTTAATTTAAAATGCTGGCCCTAATGTTAGGACTCTGTAATATA